GGTATTCCATACGCAGCGCCGCTTGATTCGGTTAATGAACCAACGGGCTTAAATGGAATATATTCTACGATTAGTTGTTTTGACATTTTATTCTCCTAATGATCTTACTCGCTCTGATATTTTAATCAATCGTTCTGATATTTTATTTAATGCTTTATCTACTGTAGAGCCGTACCCATTACGAGCAACTCCTGATTCTGTTTTTAAACGAGATGCATAATTTACTGTTTGTTCAATTTCTTGAAGTTTTTTTGCAACCTCTTTAATAGTATGTTTTATTTTTTGTTCCGGGGTTGATTTTGCATCTCCAGTTGCAAATGTTCGATATGATTCGATAAGTTGTTCATATTTTGAATCTAACACATCAAAAACATTTTCTTTAATATTTTTCTTTGCATGTTTTGATGGTTTATCTGGCATATGTTTTGATGGGTATTCATATGTTTTATTAAACCAATCGTTATCATTATCGCTAAATGGAAATTTATCGTTAAATTCTTCTTCTTCAGATTCTGGATGTTGATATGTATCATCTTTCCATCGAAATGAAGGTGGAGTATTTACACTTTCATATTGTGCATTTTTTTGTTTCCATTTTCCTGGTTTCGCAAATGCAGCAGGTGTATTATAACCAGCAACGCCCCCAGTACCTGATATTTCGTCTATGTCGTCTTCTTTACATGTGCATTGATCTTTTGAATTATTACACACATCGCAATAATCTGATGAATGTATAACGATAAATTTTTCTTCAATTTCTTTTAAAAACGATTTCATTAATGCATTTCCTTTAATTCTTTTATCAAATCAAAATATCGTAATAAAGAAAGTACGTGCGATTCTTTAATCGTTTTCATATTTTCTACAGTACACAACATTTCCGAAAGTTTTTTAACTTTTATTTTTGTTGCTTTATCTGTAATAACATCAGATTGTTTTGATAATTCTGTTTTAATTTTAGGAATAATTTTTTCTATATATTCTCGCAATGCAACAGTATCGTTAACATTTGTAATGTATTTATTTAAAAGTTGTTTTTGTGATTCATCTAATCCAGAATATTTTGCATTAAATTTATCAACAAGCAATTTGTATGTTAATAATCGAATTTCTTTTGGTTGTGATTCAAACATTTCAGTTAATTGATCTTTAACTTCTTTTTTCTTGACAGGAAACATTGTATGTTCAACAATAACTAATTTACATGCAGCAATTTGTTTTGGATTAACAGTTTCTTCATGTTCAAAAATCATATTAATTGATGCTAATGTTTTATAATTAGAAATATGTATTTTTGCCAAATCATCAAAAACAAATTTTTCAGAAACTTCTTTTACTAAATTATATCGCTGACGTTTTAATACAGATTGATTTAATTTTGCATGTGCAGCTTTTACTGTACGTATATAATCCAATGCACGTGCTTCACTTTTAAATTGTTCTTTCATTAATGAATTATATAAATACAATTCTTTTGCTAATTCTGTGTTTTTACCAAAATATTTTTTTATAATATCTACAGTTACAGTTTTATTTGATGATAATGTTTCTGAAGTTAATTTTCTAACTAACATTTCAAAAAGAATTCCGGTATTCTTATATTTTGAATGTTTTAATTTCTTCATGTTTTTCCGATCATTTTTTATTTTATATAAATATGTATGTTTTTATAAAATGTTATCTTCATCTAACATTGTATTTTTATCTGACTCTTGTTGGGTTTGTTTTGGTTTCAATGATTCCGTAATAATTGACACACCTTTATTCTTTAATTTTAGATGTTTTAGAATATCATGATTCTCTGCAGAAACTGGTCGATTATTTTTATTCCATCTAGTATCTGGCTGAAATGTGGTTTTTTGAGTTTCTGGATTAGATGCTTGTTTTAATTCTTTGCTACCCGTAGGATCCCATCCAAATGCATTTTTATGTTGGCCCGATTTAATTCCTTCTTTCGGACGACCGCCTACATCTTTCTTTTCTACATCATCAGATGACATATGAATTGAAGCTAAATCATGTGGCGTACCATATGATACTCCAGTTACTGTTGGATCATTTCCTTCTTGTTCAATTTGATTTTGACGGAAACGAAGTTTTAAATCTTCAACAACATCACTACGTTCTTGCAACCATTGTTCTTCCGACATATTGAATATGTATTCATAAATGTATCGATCTGATAATAATTTTGAATCTTTCATTGCAGTTGCAAGTGTCATTTTTTCAGTCATTAATGCAACTTTTTGTTGATCATAAATAATTGATGGTGCAGTCAATTCTAATTCAAAACCAACTAATTCATCTCCTTCATATCCTTGAGCATATAAATGTACAATTGCAATTTTTGTTAATTCCGAAATCATTATTTTTTGAACTCGTTCAATTGTTCTTGCAAAACGAATATCCATTGCAGCTAACGTTGTTTTTCCTTCAACACCCTCTTCATATCCTAAAAATGCTTTAGGAATTTTTAACGCCGCCATCATTTTGTTTTTTACGTAATCAATATCATCCATTCCTGTAAATGTCATACCAGGTAATGTATCAATTGATGTAGTTGATTGACCTCCTCGTACTGGCAAATAATAATCTTCAAGCATATTCATTAAATTGAATTTAAGATTGTAATTACCTGATTGTTGATCAATATGCGGAATTTTTCTCATTTTATTAATAATGGTTTCCATGAATGAATCAACTTCATTTGGTGGAATATTACCAATATCAATTTTAAAAATACGTTTTTCTGGTGCACGCATAATACGATGTATAAGCATTGCATCTTCCATCATCATGAGCTTTTGAAATTCTTTACGAGCTCCTTCTAACATGGATCTACCATATGGTAAAAAGTTAGAATCTGATAATAATCGGAAATGAGCCATTTCAAAAACATCATATGTAATATTAGGACTACCTACATGACGAAATTGAATTTTATATTGTCCCGTTGCTTCATCATATTCTTCAAATCGTTCTACTTCATATGCTGATAATGGCCGTGCATTTAATATACCAATTTCTTCAACAATATCTAATTTTAGAAAAAAATCGCCATACTTTGTCATGTTACGTATCCAAGTCCACATATTAAATTCAATGTTTAATATGTCGTAAAACAAGTTATAAAGTATTTTTTGAATTTTAGAATTATCAGTTTTAATTGTTAAAACATCGCCAAATTGATCTTCTAAAGATGATTCATCTGCATAAATATCTAATGCCGAACTGATAATTGGATCTCGGTCCATCATTTCATAATCAGCATAAAGCTGCATACGATTTTGATGCATGTAGTAGTTAGAATCATATCCACCCATTCCACCAACCATGTGCTTATTTGCACCGTGCATTCTAGTATATCTATCTGCAACTTTAGTTTGATTTAAATTACCAACTCCTTGGAGTCGGTTGGTATCAATAACTCGAAGTTTGTCTTTACCGTATGCACGAACTACTACATTCGTAGCAAATAGGTTCTGTAAGCGTTTTCTTAATGTAGGCATATTATGTATTATTTATTTAATATAAATATAACTTGTTACAGAAGCCAGGTTAAATTTTCATTATCCCTGCCGTTATTCCAAGACCAGCCATCAGCATTGCTTGAAGGTTTACCTGTAAAAATAACAGTTTCTGAAGTTTTTGTGAATTGTGAAAGTGCACGTTTATGCAATTCAATTCCTTGTTGTCGCAGTTTAAGCGACGTATCTCGTAACCATAATCCAATACAAAAAGACATAACAAGGTCATCATTATATCCGTTTTGTGATTGTGCTTTGCCATTTAACCATACAAAAACAAAAAGTTCTTGTATTAATCGTTTTGAACGAATTACTGGAGTTCGTTCTCTCATATACATTTCTAATGCCGATATCATTAATGGACGTGTACGTGAGGTTGTTGATACTCCAGGAACCATTTGGGTTTTATCCTTCATATCATAACCTTTTTTAAGTTGCACATCTATATCAACATATCCGTCATCTTTATATGTATAAAATAAATTTTCATATCCTCGGTCTAGTGCTGGCTGAATTGCTGCCCAACCTATGTTTGCATTTTCAATTGCTAGCAACGCATTGTTCCACTCTGTTGCAACAGAAACAAGCATATTACCAAAATCTTTAGGTGGAAGTTTACCTTTGTACTCAGCAACTTGCGATACAGATTCAACATCAATAACATGAAATGTTGACCAGTCGGCGCCATCACCTCGAGCAACGTCAGCTACTACTATATAATTTTTTTCATAGTTAGGATATTCCCAAATCCAATACCCATTATCAAATCCTCGTCGTTCAATAGGTTCTATGCACTTTATTTCATAATCCATTAATATAGCGCCATCTATTACAGTATGACCAGATGAAATAAAGTCACAATCACATTCTTGTGCCGCACCACGTTCGCCTAATAATTTAGTTTGTTCATCTCGCCATGATTGATCTCGATCCGGATGTGCGGTCCAATGCAATTTAATTGTATGAAATCCATTAATTTCTTGCTCAGCTTCTGACCACACTGAATGAAACCAGTTACCAATACCGTTGGGGGTAGATAAAACAATAGCACCACCACCCGTTGATAATGTTGCTTGCGATGCTACCCATATTTCTTCAATATTGCGAATAAAGGCAGCCTCATCTATAATTAACAATGATAATGCTTCAGAACGTGCTCCTGTGGTTGCAGACGAAACTGCTTTAATTTGTGAGCCATTTTTAAATTTCAATGAAAGTTTATTATCAGCTTCAATCGTTCCTTTCAACCAACTAGGTAAATTGTCATGCATTACCCGTACTTTTGTTACTAAGTTTTTTGCTACTTCTTGTGTCGTTGCAATAACAAGTACGTTAAAATCTTCGTTAAATAACATGCTCCAAAGAGCAAAGCCAGCTGATAATGTTGATATACCTAACTGACGTGACTTTAAAATTACGTTGTATCGGTTATCTCGCAACTCAGTTAATGAATCTTCCTGAAATGGATATAAATTAAATTTGATCTTACCACGTTTAGGATGTTGAATATAACAATATTGCTTCATGAAAAAAACAGGATCTTTAGCACACATCGTGTACTGTTGTTGAATGATCTGTTTTATGTTTTGAGTCATGTTATTTCAATAATTGATTGATTAATATTCCAGAGCCTAGTGTCGTAAATATACCCATTCCGAACCATAAACCTTTCGCTTCATACCATTTTGGTT